TTCCGGAACAAATAGTATAGCGTATTCGTCCGATGGTATTACTTGGACCCCAGTAACTAGTTCAACAAGTATTTTTACAAATGGTCGTGGTGTAGCGTGGAATGGAACCAGATTGGTTGCGGTTGGACAAGGAACAAATACTATTGCTTATTCGTCCGATGGTATTACTTGGATTGGATTAGGATTAATTATGTTTTCAAGTTTAGGTCGTAATGTAGCGTGGAATGGAATTCGATGGGTTGCGGTTGGTTCCGGAACAAATAGTATAGCGTATTCGTCCGATGGTATTAATTGGACTGGAGCAGGAATAACAATTTTTTCAGTTTTTGGTCGTGGTGTAGCGTGGAATGGAAACAGATTTGTTGCTGGTGGTGGCGGAATAAATAGTATAGCGTATTCTAGCGATGGTATTACTTGGACTGGAATAGGGTTAAGTATTTTAACAAATGCCGCATTTGGTGTAGCGTCGAATATTAACAAAAACTCTGTATATATACAACAACCAACTATTGCGGTTGGACAAGGAACAAATACTATCGCGTATTCGCCCGATGGTATTAATTGGACTGGATTAGGAGCAACAATTTTTTCTAGTAATGCGTATTGTGTAGCGTGGAATGGAACCCGATGGGTTGCAGGTGGTGGCATTGGAACAAATAGTCTTGCGTATTCTAGCAATGGTATTAATTGGACTGGAATAGGTTCAAGTATGTTAACTTCTGGTCGGGGGGTAGCGTGGAATGGAATACGATGGGTTGCAGTTGGTGACCCAGTAGTAAATAGTATTGTGTATTCTAGCGATGGTATAACTTGGACTGATGCAGCAACAACCCCTTTTTCAATAAACGCATTTGGTGTAGCGTGGAACGGAACTAGGTGGGTTGCTGTTGGTCAAGGAACAAATACAATTGCGTATTCCAGCGATGGTATTACTTGGACTGGAGCAGGAGCAACAATTTTTACAAGTAGTGGACAAGGAGTAGCGACAAATGGAATCCGATGGGTTGCTGTTGGTTCCGGAACAAATACAATTGCGTATTCAAACGATGGTATTAGTTGGACTGGAGCAGGAGCAGCAATTTTTACAACTTTTGGAGCAGGTGTAGCGTGGAATGGAACCCGATTTGTTGCTGGTGGTGGCGGAACATTAAATAGTCTGGCGTATTCAAACGATGGCATTACATGGGTTGGATTAGGAAAAACCATTTTTTCAAGTGTTGGATATGGTGTAGCGTGGAATGGTGTCCGATTTGTTGCTGCTGGTTTGGGAACAAATACTCTGGCGTATTCGTCCGATGGTATTACTTGGACTGGATTAGGAACAAGTATTTTTACAAGTAGTGGACAAGGAGTGGGAGGAAATCCAAATGTAGGAGCAACAATAGTGGATAGTGTGATTACATTAAATGACAATATTTTGCCTAATACAAATAGGTTAGATATTATGTCTCAAAATTATTATAATACAGGATATCAAAATTTTTCTGTTAACCTTATTGGTAATTCATAATAAATTTATGCGATTGAAGAAATAAAAAGTGTTAATAAATACTTAAAATAAATACTTAAAATAATTAATAATTAATAGATGTATTTAATTTGTTATAAAATTTGTAAAAATAATAAAATGTGATATTTTTACAAATTAGTTTTATTATAAACGATTGAATAGTTTATAATATTATTAATATTTATTTAAATATATATATATAATGGCGTTTACAAGATTTCATGATGATCCGGCAAGAATAACAAAACAACTTCAGCAACAAACAGACCAAGAAAGGTGGTATTTAGATGTTCCTGGAAATGGTGACAAACCTTGTTTTATATTAGACCCTCAAATAATTCCCCAAAAATGGGGAGGTAATTTATGGACACATAGTACAGATATTCAAAGTTCTCTTTTAGGAATAGATAGACAATTAAATAGAGATTGTATAAATAAAGATAAATATAAGCGTCAAACATTATATGCTTCTCCAATAGATTATCCAGTATGTGATAAATTTTTAACAACAGATCAAAGTAGATCAATAATGCCAGCGTGGACAGCAAGAGATTTACAACAAAATCATGCATATATTTTACCAAACAATCCACAATTAAATACTGAAATGCCTTTTAAAAACTATACAAACACAAGAATTTTAGAAAAAGATAATTTTATAAAAGAGCTTCATGGAAATAGTCAATGTTATACATTACCAACAGATGTATATAAAGTAAAATAGTGCATAAAAAGATATATAAACATTAATTTAAAGACCTTTAAATAATAAAATAAAATATATATCAAGTTTATATTTTAATACTTTTTTTAAAGACTATATATATATATATAATATGGAATTAGCAATACCATTAGTAGCATTAGGCGGAATGTATGTTATTTCAAATCAAAAAAAAACAAAAGAAAAGTTTAACAATATGGGAATTAAAAGTAACTTACAAGAAAAAACTCCTGAATCTAGATTTAGTAATTATTTACCAAATACAAATGTTCCTCCGCAAAATTATCCAATTATGAATAATAAGGAACTAATTGATAATGTTGAAGAATATCCGAATCCTAACGTGGCAACTGACAAATATTTTAATCAAAATATGTATGAACAAAAAGAAAGAGCAGGTGTTCCTGTTAGTAATAATATGCAAGAATTTTATTCTTTAACTGGTGATTATATGTCAACAAACATGTTTAAACATAATAATATGGTTCCCTTTAATGGTGGTAAACCAAAAGGTCAAATTTATAATAATAATAATGCTGAAACAATTTTAGATAATTACGTAGGTAGTGGTTCTCAAGTTATAAAAAAAATAGAACAAGCTCCTTTGTTTAAACCTCAAGAAAATGTTCAATGGACATATGGTATGCCAGATATGAGTGATTTTTATCAATCTAGACAAAATCCAGTAAATAGAAATAATATGGTTAAGCCATTTGAATCTATTCGTGTTGGTCCTGGTTTAGACAAAGGATATAGCGCAGATGGAAGTAATGGTTTTAATTCTGGTATGGAAGTACGTGATAAATGGTTGCCAAAAAATGTAGATGAACTTCGTATAGCAACAAATCCAAAACAAGAATATGATCTTAATGGATTACAAGGTCCAGCGCAATCTGTTATAAAAAATGTTGGCATTGAAGGAAAAGTTGAAAAATATAGACCAGATACCTTTTTTATTAATACTCAAGATCGTTGGTTAACTACAACTGGAGTAGAAAAAGCAGGACAATTAGTTCCAAATTTTGTGGTAAAACCATCAACAAGAAATGAAACAACAACATATCAACATGGAACTCCAAATAGTGTTATAAAAACAGCAAGTTATGTTCCTAAATGTCATGAAGAAACAAAAAGAATTCAATTAGACGGATTTAATGTAGGGCATTCATTTGCGACAGGAACTGCTCCATTACAACATCAATCATCAGACAAAAGTCATAATAGTCATACAAATTATGAAAATAATCGTTCAGTAAATAAACAACCACAACCTTTTGGTTCTGGATTTTCTAGTGCTATTGGAGCAGTAATTAGTCCAATTATGGATATATTAAAACCTTCAAGAAAAGAAGAATATTCTTGTAATATGCGCATTTATGGTAATATGGTTGGTCAAGTTCCTGAAAACTATGTATTAACTCCAGGAGATATTACAAATACAACAATAAAAGAAACTACTCTTTATCAACCAAATGGGTATATTAATAGTCAAAAAGATAATGCTGGTTATTTAGTGAATGACCAAATTCCAATAGCAAATCAAAGAGATAGTGTTAATCATGAAAGTTTTATGGGAATGTCATCTAATCACGGAAATCGACAATATGACGCTGTTTATCGTCAAACTAACAATCAAGTAAAAGAAAAAAGTGTAGTAGCGCGCACAAATCAAGGGAATGCAAAACATTTTAATTCTCAAATGAATGTTACAATGTCAAAATTAGATTCTGATAGAGAAAATAACAGGTTATGGGCTCCACAAAGTATATTAAATGCAGGACCTTCAATGCAAACACACGGAAGAGCAAATATGCCACAATACTACGATAATTGTCAAGGTTGTGAACGCATCGCGCCTGATATTTTAAATGCATTTAAAGAAAATCCGTATACTCATAGTTTGTCTAGTGCTGTCTAATATATATTTAATGTATGTGTAAATACTTCACTAGAAGGGTCATTAGTATGGTGTATATTTTTTGTTACTAAAGAATAAGAATCGGTCCATGTGTTGGTGCCATTTGCGCCTAACCAGAATTCACATATAAATCTGTCATTTTCTACTAAATTAATAGGAATTTCAATTGGACTACACGAAATTAAATAACTTCCTCTTGCCCACCAAAAATTAAACCACATAAATCCATCTTTTGCAGGGAAAACCCCTGCTTTTTGTATTTCTGGAAAATTTTGAAAAATAAATAAAGTAGTATCCCAATCTAAGAATGTACTTTTAGTTAATTTTTGTTCAACCAAAGTTCTATGTTGAGATGGGTTCCAATTAACCATGCCTTTGCTATGTAAATAAATAAATATTTGATTTGGATTAATTAGAGCTAATTCTCTAATTTTTATTAAAGCCGGAAACTCATATAAATTTTCATATACTTCTGTAATATGAATAGTATCATTAGTAATATGTTGTAATAATAATTTAGCTTCTTGTATTTCATTAGGGGTTCCTAGTAATACAACGTGTAGTGTACTTATTTTTAAAATACCACTATTATAAATATCTCTCATTTGTCCTGTTATAATATTTTTCCATTTTTGTCCATTATACAAATATGCATAATAAACTATATATATAGGTTTGTTTAAAATATGATTAACATTATGGTCATCAATATAATCATTTAAATTCTGGTTATTATTTAAAAAGTGATAAATAGCGTTATCTTTGGTACATTTATCTATTGTGTCAAATGTATCTCTATTAAATAAAATATATTTTTTCCAATCAAAATTATCTGATACATTACAATATTTTCTATGTTCAAATCTTCCGTGTTGTAAATAATGATTTTCTAATAATTGTTTATTAGATCCATACGCATTAAACAAATCTGGATAATTGTTTGAATAAAAAATATAATCAAACCCTTGAGGTAAATTATTCATGATAAATTTAGGTTCTATTCTTTATATTTAAATATAAATAAAAAATATAAATATAAATATGTAATATTAGAATATAAAAATACTTTTTCAATATTAAATAGCATTTAAATGTCATTAGACATTCATCAAAATATAAAAGAAAAATTAAAATACTTTTATTCGATTCATAAGATACCAAATATTATTTTTAATGGTTCTAGTGGGTCAGGAAAAAGTACTATTGTCAATGATTTTATTTCGTTAATTTACGAAGGAAATAAAGAAAAAATAAAGGATTTTGTAATGTATGTTAATTGCGCTCATGGAAAGGGTATTAAATTTATTAGGGAAGACTTAAAATTTTTTGCAAAAACTCATATTCATTCAAATGGAGGAGATACTTTCAAAAGTATAGTGTTATTTAATGGCGATAAACTAACAATGGATGCTCAGTCAGCATTACGTAGATGTATTGAATTATTTAGTCATAATACACGTTTTTTTATAATTGTTGAGGATAAATATAAATTATTAAAACCAATTTTATCACGTTTTTGTGAAATTTATATTTCTGAACCGGAATTAAAAGGTAAAATAATAAATTTGTATAAATATAATCTTGAAGAAACTTTTAAACTAACAAATTTAGAAAATCAAAGAAGTGATTGGTTAAAAAAAGAAATTCAAAAATCAATAAAACCAACAATGAAACATGAAGATTTGCAATTATTTGTAACAAAATTATATGAAAAGGCTTATAATGCCTTAGATGTAATAAAATTAATTGAAGATGGATGTTTTGCAATAGTTCAAGATAAAAGATATGAACTATTAATAGCATTTAACAAAATAAAAAAAGAAATTAGAAATGAAAAATTATTATTAATATTTGTAATAAATTTTACTTTTTTAGATAATAAAATATCTCTTGAAAATATAACCTTTATATAAATAAATAATTTAGTAAATTATTAAATTATTAAATATTTTAATTAGTTTAAATAATTAAAATATTTAATCAAATATGTTTATTATGGATGATTTTAATGTTAGTTCATTGCATGAATCAAAGAATGAGTGGGGTGCACGTTTACTTACAATATTAACTCCCCTGATTATTGAAGGGTTTAAATCTATATTTGACGAATCGTATAAACTTTGTAAAGATAACAATGAAACAGGCAAATATTTAATGACATTTCAAAATTTAATTTCAAGAATTCCAAAATGGAATGTAAGTATTATTGAAACAGAAAAAAAAAGAATTATTGATAAAAGCGGATGTTCCTATTTAGAAGAATTGGTTACATGCATTCATATAATACAACTTAAATTATTAACAGCAATGCGTGTAGGTAAAAAACAAAAGAAAATTGATATTAATATACCAAAATTAGACGATTTTATTCACAAATGTTATATTAATGTAGCTAGAAAAATTTACAAAAATGTGTATCTATTTGAATTGAATTGCGCTTCTTTACAAACTCAAAAACATAACAGAGAATTGGAAATAATTGTTCAAGAATGTATATTAAATGCAGTAAGAGATAGTATTCCAATAGAAAGTATTTTAAAGGCATATATGGATGAAACGATTGAAGAAGATGTAATTGAAGAAATAAAGGAACAAATAATTGAACCTGTTGTTAATCCTGAAACACAAGCAATATTTGAAGGAAAAGATGGAAATATTAGTTTAAAATTTAATGATGTAGATTCAGTTTTATCGGGAGGTGGAAAAGAAGAACTAGTTAATGCTCCAAAAACAATTGAAAGACTTGAAGAAATAAGTGCATTAAGAAATATACAAAGAAAAATGGAAGAAGATGAAAATAATGATAAAATTAAGATTTTTAACGAAGAAGCGCCATTAGATATGTTAGACATTCATCTAATGAATCCACCAGAAGTAAAATTAAATACAGATATTTTGTTAGATGATATTGAAGTTTTAGCTTAAATATTGATATTTTATAATAAATATTTAATGCGTTATTTGAAATTAAGAAAACTAAAAATATATTGTAATATGAATAATATATTTTTAGTATCAGGAATTATATCAGTAATTTTTTTTATTTTTAAATTTTTAGAAATGCGATATATTAATATTAATGATGAACCAAAACCTTTAAAATTTTTAATTAGAGATTCTTTGTTAGTTTATATTAGTGTTATAATTGGTAGTTTTATATTAGATCAGTTAAAACCAGTAATGAATGAAATAGTTGTTTCAGAAGTTCCATTAGCATTTACAGATAATCCTTCTTTTTAACGCCCAGTCCATACTTTAACAACTGACTTTATAATTTTTTTTTTATTTAAATCATTCTTATAATCATCATAATTATAAGTAAATGCATTAGGAAACTTAAAAATATCTCCAAACAACGACTTTATTTGGAGTAATTTTGGATATTCTTCACAAAAAATCAGTCCTAAAATTCTTTCTAAAGAACAACGATCTGTTCTATTGTAAATTGAATGCGCTAAATTAGTAATGTTGTATTTATTTTGTAACATTTCTAAAAAACTTAATTTAATGTAACACTGACATCCAAAACAACCATTGAAGTTATCATTTGTATTATTAACTTTAAAATTAATAATAATTTCTTCTTTTTTATTAATTTTGTAGAATAATTTTTGATTATTTGATAATGCAGATGCTAACCGAAATGTATTTGGCAAGTTTTCTTTATCATATTTAAAATGCCAAAATGGTAGTACTGACATTTTAAATTTGGAAAAATCTATTCTTTGGTGGATAAATAAACTATCGTGTATAATTATAGCATTTTGAAACCATTTATAATTTAAATAATAAATATAAGGAAGTAATTCGCCTCGTCCGGGATATTCTGATTGAATAATTGTTAAATTAGTATATTCAAAATCGGATTTTACAAATTCTGCATTACTATTATCATCAATAATTATAATTTGTTTTAAAGGATAAAATGTTCTGATTAGTTTGACACATTGGTTCCAGTATTGATTTGTTTTTTCTGAATTAACGTGTCTTGTAATAATAAATCCATAGTTTGACATTATTATAATAATATATAATAATTAACTAAATATAACAAGGCAATTCATCAATATTAATCATAATTTCATTTTTGATAATATTTTTACTTGAAACTAAAAATTTGCTAAATTCCTTACGTTCTAATTGTACTTGGGGGGTATGATTATGAACATATCGCGCAATCATTTTATACAATTTAAAATCAGGATAACGTTCAACTCCATTATTTTTATATAAAACATTAATCCCATTGTCATCAATGCACCATTCAACTATTAATTTAACCAACGGAGAACATTCATTTAAATTTTTAATTGTATCAAAATTATCAACAACATAATCAAAAATAGAACAAGCTAATCTACATAAATCAAAACTAAAATTAGGTTCTAACCGAGGTTTTTTATCATTAACATATGGTTCAGTATTATATTGGGTCGCCGCATCTCCGCCAGTTTGAAAACTATCACTACAAAATAATTTTCCATTTAATTTATATATTGCTCTTCCAAAATCAATTAATTTATATATTTTGCCAAAGGTTGGAACTTTATATGTTTTTTTCTTATAAGTATAATAGATAAATTTTTTGTTAGTTGGAATGTACATAATATTATTAGTATGAAGGTCATTATGAGTAAATGAAAACATTTTTTGATAAGTAATTAACATCATTATAATTTGCATTAATGCCGAAAACCATTCTTCCTCGTTCAAAGATTCGTTAATAATTAAATTATCAAATGTATTTTCACAATTTTCTGTACATATAACTTGAACAGGAAATTTTGGAAATGTTAGTATGATAGATTCTTCTTCATCTTCATCTTCATCTTCTTCTTCATCTTTATCATCATCTTCTTCTTCTTGTTCACTAATATCTTCATTATCATTATTATTTTTAAAAGCATTAGTATTATCATCTTCCTGAATATCTTCTAAGTCATCCAAATCATTATCATTTGTATGAGATGACCTTGATGAACAAGTGGACCCAGATTTAAGAGTGTTAGATTTATTTTGATTAGAAACGTCAAAAAAATTAGAATCAGTAATATCTATTAAGTCAAGTCCGATTGTTTTAATATCTTCAAGCGATAATGATTCGCAAAAAATATTTTCAAATATATTATCATCAATAGATTGAACCGATAATACAGATTTTAAACTGGATGAAATTTTTAAAGGTTGTAATATTTTAACTTCATCGTGAGTCATTAAATGAGAATAATCTTCAACTTTAAATAATTTGTTTTGTTGTTTATTGAAAAAATCGGATTTAACTAAATAATCAAGGTCGTCAATAATATTAATATTATAATCATTTTTAATAGCTAAGAAAGAGCCATAATAATCAAGTCCGTGTATAAATTTATGTTCATGTAAAACTTTGCTTGTTAAAAATGAGAAAAATCCATCAACAAATGAAGAATTATTATGTTCATAAATTTTAGGATGAACTTTAACATTTTTATCAAATGATGGTAAATTAAATAAGTTGGAATCATTGTGATTGTATTTTCCAACTACATATTTGAATGGGTCCAATAATGGTGCCATTTTAATAAAAACTTTTTGTGTGGTAGACATATCATCATCCTCAGAAATATGTTTAAGTTTGCAAGTAAATATGTTGTCTGGTTCATCATCATTATGTTTTAAATCTTTAATATCGGATATAGCCCATTGATGATTTAAATTAATAGAATTCCAATTGGTAGAATTTAATGCAAAAAATCTGTCATAAATTGGTATATAATTTTGAGTATCCGTAAGATTAATTTTCTTGTTAGTTTGAAACTTGTTAAATAAGTTAATATTCTTTCTCTTTTGGTAATTTACTGAAAGCGTCATTTGTCAATAAAAATATTTAATTAAATTATATTTAACTTATTATTTGAGAATATCCTTAATATTTCAAATAATTTATAAAATTCGTAAATATAAAATGTTTTAAATGTCTAATATAAATATATGAATTTAGAGTTAAAAAGATTTGATATGAAAAATATTACTTTTAAGCCAAATGAATCCAAAGGTCCAGTTATAGTATTAATAGGAAGACGTGATACCGGTAAATCTTTTTTAGTTAGAGATTTGCTCTATTATCATCAGGATATTCCTATTGGAACAGTCATTTCGGGAACTGAAGAAGGCAACGGGTTTTACGGAAAAATGGTGCCAAAATTGTTTATTCATAATGAATACAATACTGCTATTATTGAAAATATCTTAAAAAGACAAAGAGGTGTTTTAAAACAAATTAGAAAAGAAATAGAAACATTTAGACGAAGCACTATTGACCCAAGAACATTTGTAATTTTAGATGATTGTCTTTATGATAATACATGGGCGCGAGATAAAATGATGCGTCTCCTCTTTATGAATGGCAGACACTGGAAGGTCATGTTACTCATCACAATGCAATATCCTTTAGGCATACCTCCTACGCTCAGAACTAACATTGATTATGTATTTATTTTAAGAGAACCATATATTGCTAATAGAAAGCGTATTTATGAGAATTACGCTGGTATGTTTCCTACATTTGAATCGTTTTGTCAGGTGATGGACCAATGTACTGAGAATTTTGAGTGCTTGGTTATCAATAATAACTCAAAATCTAATAAATTACAAGACCAAGTATTTTGGTACAAGGCAGATGAGCATAATGATTTTAGATTAGGTTCAAAGGAATTTTGGGAATTATCTAAACAAATCAACGATGATGAAGATGATGGAGAACAATATGACCCAAATAATGTAAAAAAACGTGGTCAAGGACCTAAAATAGCAGTAAAAAAGAGCAAATGGTAATAAAATTATAAATCATTGCTTTGCCAGTTGGCAAAGCAATGAATATAAAAGAAGGTAACAAAAATAATATTCCTTTATATTGCTTTTTATTAGTTAAAGCAACAAACCATATAAAGACATATTCGTATAATAGAATATAATATGAGCATAGACATAGTCAATCTTATTGAAAACAATCCAATTACCAAATTATCTGGCAATTATCAAACTAAATTAGTTGAAAAGGTGAAAAATAATTTTACCAATTACGAACAACAATTATTTTTATCAAGTTTTTACTGCTACTTAAAATATGATTCTAAAAATGATTTTGTCATTGATTTAGATAATATATGGCAATGGCTTGGATTTGGTCAAAAAGTAAACGCAAAAAGAGTTTTAGAAAAACAATTTACTATTAATAAAGATTATAAATTATTGCTTTGTCAACCGGAAAAGCAACCAAATCAACCTAAAGGAGGACACAATAAAGAAATTTTTATGTTAAATATTGAGACCTTTAAAAAATTTTGTTTAAAATCTGAAACAAAAAAAGCAGATGAAGTTCATGATTATTTTATTAAACTTGAAAATATTATGTTTGAAATAACAAAAGAAGAATGTGAAGAATTAAAAACACAATTAGAAAATAATAATAAAAAAATTATTGAAATTAGTTTAGAAGCGGAGAAGGACAAACAAACTGCAATTGAACAAACATTAATAAATCAATTTCCAGCAAACACAGAATGTATATATTTTGGAACAATTAATAATAGTAATGATGCAAATGAAAAATTAATTAAATTTGGACATACAAATAATTTATCTAATAGAATTATTGATCATCATAAGCATTATGATAATTTTACATTAGTAGAAGCATTTAAAGTACAAAATAAAGTAGAAATAGAAAATTTAATTAAAACTCATTCTATAATAAAAAAACAAATACGAAATATTACATTAAATGAAAAAAACAAAACAGAAATTATAGCATACAATACTACAAATTTTACTATTAGTCAACTAACAAAATACATAAAAGATATTATTCATTCTAAAACATATAGCATAGATAATTTTAATAAATTGTTAAAACAAAATGAAGATTTATTAAGTGAAAATGGAGAATTAAAAAATCAGTTAAAAATATACAATGAAAGTATTAGAATTCAATCACTTGAGATTAATGAATTAAATGAAAAATTAAAAACACAAAAGAATACGCTACAATTATTTGAAACAGAAAATGTATCTGTTTATCAAAATCCTTTATTGAATGAAGATGAACAAACTAACAAATTTAATGAGTTTATAAATACAATGTGTATTGTTCGTTTAGATGTTGAAGAATCGTCTACAAATATGGAAGGAGCATATCGTATTTGGAATAAGATAAAACCTAAAAAAGATACTTTTCATGCATTTAAAACTTACTTAGATACTAGATTTAAACCATCAAGAATTTCAAATCAAAATAAAAATCAAGTGGTTAATGGTTACATTGGTGTAAAATTAATACAAACTGAGTATAAAAAACGTTATACAAATAATGATGTAGAAATATTTTTATTTCAAGTGTGTAAATTTAGTCCTAGTGGAAAAATATTGAATTCAACATTACTTTCAGAATATCAACGATGGAAACAACAAATGAATAAATCAATAGATAATGACGATTTAAATAAAATAAAAGAATATTTAAATGCGTGTGAATATGCGTTAAAGTCAACAGTTTGGTCAGAACAAGGTTCAAACGAAGGTTATTATGGAATTTCATTAAAAGTAGACGAATATAAACATAAAACTACTTCATCTACTGGTAAAAAAGTTGAAAAAATAGAATTAAAAAGTGAACAAGTTTTATCTTCATGGGATACAATTGCAAAGGCAGCGGAAGATGAAAATATGTCAGCTGCCAAAATGTCAAGAAGTGTAAAAAATAAAACAATTTTTGATAATGATTACTATTATAAAGTTAAATAAAATATAAATTTTAAATATTTTATTTAAAGTTGAAATACTTATCTTATTTTGTAGATAATAGTTCATTTAGATAACGAATTTGTCTAGACCCATCAAATTCAAATGCGTCTGGGTAAATGGCGTGTATAAAAAAATAAAATGATGCGGATAATGACATAAAACAATATGACATTGAGTGTAAAAAATGTTCTCCATATCCCATATTTAGTTGCTCTAAATGTTTAAACATAATATATAGTAGGAATTTTATTTAAGAGTTTAACTATTTTTTATATCATATAATAAGTATTTAACAATTAAATAAATATTGCGGTATCAATGTTAAATATGTTTCCTGTCGATAATTGTGGTATTTGTGTATACTGAGAGTTTGTAAGCAATTTGCGCATATTTTGTATTAACTCTCTCCAAGATAATTTGGGTTTACTATTAACAGATTCAATAAATGCCCATGTCATAGCCCCTTGTGATGTATTATTAATAAAAGCATCGGCACTTGTTTGGTTGTCTGTACACCCGCTAATCATTATAACATTTCCTAAAGTATCTATTGCGTTATTATTTTCTGTGTAATTATTATAATTTAAACTATCTAAATATTGATATTTAAGGTCTAAAATAGTACCACTATTACAACAATCAAATAATGCAAATAATGTGACATTAGGTTTTAAATATGTTTGAATAATTGTTTTTAATTCGTCATCTGTAATAACGTTAAAATCTAAAGGCACCATTGCTTCGTCGCGTCCATCAGTTTCATCCACATTTTTATCCAATACTTGGGTCCCGTGACCACTATACGAAAAAAATAATAAATCGTTGTTATTAGAATTACTTAATAAGTTTGTTAATTCAGTTAAAATGTTAATTTTATTGGGGGTTTTGTCAGTTTCATCTGTTAATACATTAATATTATTAAATCCAATATTTTTTATCATAGATTTAATATTGTTAACATCATTAATACATCCATTCAATTGATATGCTGAATTATTATAATTACACCCAATAAGTAATGCTCGTTTATTTTTAAAATTTGTAACTATATTTGGTTGATACGCGATTAAGTTATTGATATTATTATTAAATATATTTGTGAAATTATTAAGTTGATTCGCATAAGAAACTTTTAAATTATTAATTTGTGAAATTTTACTATTAAATTTTATTTTGGAATTTAACACGTTATTTATTAATTTATTAAAATAAATTGTCAGTGCATATTTGTCATTATTAAATTTTATTTTTAATTTATTAATTCTAGTTTTTTTGTATTGTTGTAATTCTATACTCATATAAAATAATAAATATACAATAAATAATAAATAATACATAAAATATAAGTTTGTGTATTATTTTAATTTAGTTTTAATCCGTTTTGTTAGCAAAAGGTCCAGATTTTAATTGACTTTGCCCATAATCACTCTTTCCAACAACAACATTTTCTCCATCAAATAATTCACTTCTAATATCAGCAACAGAAATCTCTTCAGAATTAAATGTTTGTTCAGTTGTGGTGTGACCAACACCAACAAGATTTCCGTTATTATCAATGTCTTGGGTAATGATAGTGCCATGCTTATCAGCATTTTTTTTATTTTCATCAATTGCTTTCTGTTTAGTTTCTTTAACTCGTTGTTCAAATGTATGTTTAGCAACTTCTTCGTTCTTTTTCTTTTCGTGAACAAGGTGATTCAATTCTTCTTCCATATATTCTACTTTTCCAGTTTTATAAGCTTCTGGTTCCCAAGGAAGCCAAGTTCCAATAGGTCCAACAAATATATCAAAACTTGGGTCAACTTCTCTTAAAAGTTTAGCGCGTAATTCGGCCTCTTCCTGAGAAGAAAAATTGCCTCTAGCTTTAAACCCTTTAACAGATGTTTGAAAGTTGTGTTTTACATTAAATTTTTTTTCAAGTTCATCTTCATCGCGATCTAAGAATGTTTTGTAATCGTCTTCAATTGATGATTTAACAATTGTATCTCGTTCCTCTTTAACAAATGTTTCAAAATCTTTAATAACGTCTTCAAATTGTAATTTATATTTAAATGAAATAAAATTTAGGAATTGGTGAAACTTTTCCATTGATTTATTAATTTCCCATTGTTTTAAAAATTCTTCAAAGAAAAACATTTCACGTTGCTTTAAAATTTTTTCTGGAGAAATAAACGAAAAACAACCAAAAGATTGTCCGGCTATAGGTTTATCAACTTCTAATAAATCCACATATTTATTATTAGAAGAACCATCCTTTTTTTGTTTTCTTTCAAATCCTTTTTTACTTGCATTGTTTTTATTCATTTATACTATTTAGTAAATGTTTAATTCTAAGTTTTAATTTATTAAATTAATATTTTTTTCTTTTTAATTTATATAAAGATGGAAATGTTTGACGTTACCGAACTTATTAAGCGTATTATTAAATATTTAATTGAGGGGTTAATGGTTGCTATTGCGGCCTTTGCAATTCCAAAGCGTTCATTGAATCTTGAAGAAATTGCCCTAATTGCCTTGACTGCGGCAGCAACTTTCGCTATTTTGGACACTTACATTCCTTCAATGGGTGTATCTGCTCGTTCTGGGGCTGGATTTGGTATTGGTGCAAATTTAGTCAGGTGGCCTGGGGGATTTTAACTATAATATAGTAATAAATCTTTAAATTAATTTACAACATATAATTCCGATATAAAATTGAATTATATATTGAACTAATACATTACTATATCCTGATATGATGTTATATAATAACGAAACCCTAAATAAACATTGTCTTACAAATGATATTCAATTAGTGAATGATTACGCAGATGTAAAAATGAATAGAGAGGGTTACATTAGAGGAATTTGTAAAACAATAACCGATAAATGTGAAAAAATATTTAACAAAACATTTCGACAACTTGTAAAAACAGGACCATATTGCCTAAATTGTGCTATAGAAAATGGAAAACAAAAATACAAACTACATTGTAAATATAATTTACAATATCTAACCACGTTTTGTAATCAAAATAATATAACATTGACAAATGAGTATAGTAGCAAAACAATAAATAGAGATACTATAATTAACGGAAAATGTATATCACAAGAATGTGAAAATAATTTTAATAAACCATTCAGAGAATTAATAAAATTAAATGGCTATTGCGGAAATTGTTCTAAAAATAATGGCAAACTAAAAATTATTGAAACAAATTTACAAAAATATGGAACTAAATGTTCATCACAATCTGAAATAGTAAAAAATAAAACTATTGAAACTAATATGATAAAATATGGAGTAGAACATCATTCAATGTTAAATTACATTAAGGAACAAATAAAAAAAACGAGTTTAGAAAAATATGGAACAGAATGTCCATTACAATCTGAAATAGTAAAAAATAAAACTATTGAAACTAATATGATAAAATATGGTGTAGAAAATCCGCAACAAAACCAAGACATTAGAAATAAAACTATTGAAACAACTATTAAAAGATATGGAGTAGAACACTTTTCACAAACAGAAGAATTTAAAAACAAAGTTATACAAACCAATTTAGAAAGATATGGTGTTCCACATCATTCTCAGAATGCTGAGGTGTCAGAAGTAATGCTTAAAAGCGCCTATAATATTAAACAATATACATTTTCATCTGGTAAAACAATAAGTTATCAAGGATATGAAAATTTTGCGTTTGATGAGTTGGTTAATATAGAAAATATTTCAGAAGATGATATATTTACAAATAGAACAGAAGTTCCTGAATTATGGTATACTGATAAAACTAACAAATTAAGAAGACATTTTGTAGATATTTTTATTAAATCTCAAAATCGTTGTATTGAAGTAAAATCTGCTTGGACAAATCAAGAAAAAAACAATGTCTTTGAAAAGCAAGAATCCGCAATAAAGTCTGGATATAAATATGACATATGGATTTTTGATAGAAATGGAAATAAATTACAAGTATATTAAACTGTAGGAATAAATTCCCAATCTAATTCAACGCACATTCGCTTCCATGTTTCGTCTTGTTCAATAAGTTTTTCCCTATCCTTGAGTAACGGAATATCGTGCAAAAATTGGGTTTCTTCAAGAAGTTCACAAAATTTAAAAAGAACATAATAATAGTTTAAAAAATTAATACGATAATCAGGGCAAGTTTTAGCGTATGGCGCTTGAATTTCCATAAATAAATTGCATAATGTGTCTTCTAATTCGGGACTAAATACCGGAGGGTTAATGCCCAATTTATTTTTAATAAATGCGATGTGTTCATAATATTTATTAAATCCTAATTTTTTAAGAATTTCTTTTGTTTTATGGTGGGTTAATTGTGCTAGTCCAATTCTTTCTTTTTTAATTTGTTGATGAATTTGGTCAATTACATCATTAGAAATTTGTGTAGTTTCTTTTCCCTGAAATTGAGACAATATTTCTTTAAAATGATTAATTTTTTTATAAGCATAAAAACAAACCTCTTTTGGGGGTTCTTTATAACTTGGTTTTTCATTTTCAATAAGATAAGGAATATTGACAGCGCAAATATTACAAATTAAAACGCCTTCGTCATCAAGTGGAATCATTTCTCCTTTATAGCAATTTTGACAAATATCAGAATCTCTTACAAATGCATTCATATCAAGAAAAGATTCATCGATATTGCTTAAATATTTTTGAACTAAATTTTTGTTTTTATTTTCATCCACATTTTTATCTTTTTCTTGTTTTATTTTAAAAATGTTAAAAAGTATTTGATTTTTAGATGTAACTACTTTGTTAGTTTCTTCAATATTATTAATATTTTTTTTATTTTCAAAATATTCAAAAATATATTTTGAGTTATTAAGAAAATAATAATTTTTTTTGTGTTTTAACTCTTTGATTGTTTCATTAATATCTTTAATTCTATCTTTAATTTCCATAATTTGTTCAATTGTAAGTTTATTTTCTAATTCAAGTTGTTTATTAAGCATGTATCTTTCTTCTTTAATTCTAGGAATAGTATCAAATTCATCTTTCATAAATTCATTAACAAACTCTTTATGCTTACTATCAAGACTTGATGTATATTTTTTACATACCTTAATTTTTTTAGAAGTTTTTGGTTTAAATGATGGCATTAATATATATATATTATTTTGTAGAAATATTTAATTGTTTATTTTAAAAATATATTAATGTATTAAGTATTAATATATTTGTGTATTAAGTATCAATGAATTTATAAAATAAAAATTTAGTTAAAAAATAAAATAAATACTAACATGTAATTGTAAAAATGGATATAAAAATAAATTTGGAAAATGAAAAAAGTTTAGAAATAGATAAAGTAAAATTTCAAAAAATGGTATTTTTATATAACGCTTTAGATAATGGTTGGTCGATTAAAAAAAAACAAAATTCGTATATATTTAAAAAAAATCACGAAGGAAAAAAAGAAGTATTAAATGAAACATATTTGTCCATATTTATGAAAGATAACGCAGATATAAATAAATTACTTTCGTCATTATGAAAGTAAACTCAAAATAAATTACATTTAAATTTAATTAATTAATTAATTTTTATAATTTTTTTTTCTTTTAGGAATGTATAAAATGGGAGGTGGATTAATGCAACTCGTGGCTTACGGAGCCCAAGACGTATACCTTACAGGTAACCCTCAAATTACTTTTTGGAAAGTGACATATCGCAGATATACTAACTTTGCAATTGAATCAATTGAACAAACTTTTAATGGGCAGGCAGATTTTGGACGTCGTGTACAATGTACTATTAGTCGAAATGGTGATCTTGCTTACAGAACTTATTTGCAGGTAACATTGCCTGAAATTAATCAACTTATGGGCATTGCCTCATTTGCCGCTGGGGTTGGTTCTGGCGTTTATGCCCGTTGGTTAGATTTTCCTGGAGAGCAATTGATCGCACAGGTTGAAGTTGAAATTGGTGGTCAACGAATTGATCGTCAATATGGAGACTGGATGCACATTTGGAACCAACTTACCCTCACTTCTGAGCAAGAGCGTGGTTACTTCAAGATGATTGGTAATACCACTCAACTTACCTTTATTACAGATCCTTCTTTCGCTGAAGTTGACGGCCCTTGCGACTCCTTGGCTCCTCGTCAAGTTTGTGCTCCTCGTAATGCCCTTCCTGAAACAACTTTATATGTTCCTCTTCAATTTTGGTTCTGTACCAATCCTGGACTTGCTCTTCCTTTGATTGCCCTTCAATATCACGAAGTTAAAATTAACCTTGATATTCGTCCAATTGATGAGTGCTTGTGGGCTGTCACAACTTTAAGTTGCAATAGTGGAGCTGCTCCGTTGGGAAATGATCTTGCAGGTCAACAAAAATATGTTGGTAACCAATATACTCCTGGTCGTCCAGTTCCAGCTGCTATTGCTTACAACCAATCTTTGGTTGCTGCTTCTTTGTATGTTGACTACGTTTTCCTTGACACTGATGAGCGCCGCAGATGTGCCCAAAATCCTCACGAATATTTGATTACTCAGCTTCAATTCACTGGTGATGAGTCTGTTGGTTCTTCTTCCAACAAGATTAAGCTCAATTTCAACCATCCGGTTAAGGAATTGGTTTGGGTTGTTCAACCTGATCAAAACGTTGATTACTGCTCATCTCTCGTGTGTGATGCCCTTTTATTTAAGGTTCTTGGCGCTCAACCATTTAACTACACTGATGCAATTGATGCTCTTCCAAACGCAATTCACGCATTTGGTGGACCAGGTGCTATTGCCGCCGATTCTCAGTCATACATTGATGCCCAAGGACTTTTTGATGATGCTGGAGCATTAGATTATGATATTCCTGCTGGGTTCACTGGATACTGGCACGGACCAGATAATCCTTATAACGAACCAAATTTTGGAGGTCAATCGCAAAACTTAGTCGACCCTTCTCTTGTTAAGGCAATTTCTGGTCTTCAGCGAAGTCATAACGAGAACTCAACCGTCTCTGATGCCGGAACATTTGTTCTCACTGAAACCTCTTTGGACTTGCATTGCTGGGGACAAAACCCAGTTGTTACTGCTAAGCTTCAGTTGAACGGACAAGACCGCTTCTCTGAACGTGAAGGAACTTACTTTTCTTTGGTTCAACCTTATCAATCACACACTCGCAACCCTGATGAAGGCATTAATGTTTATTCCTTTGCTTTGAGGCCAGAAGAGCACCAGCCCTCAGGCACGTGCAATTTCTCAAGAATTGATAACGCAACTCTTCAATTGGTCTTGTCTAATGCTACCGTTGAAGGAACCAAGACGGCAAAGGTTCGCGTATACGCAACCAATTACAACGTTCTAAGAATTATGTCGGGCATACTTTCCTGTGCCCAACAGTTGGCTGCCACATTAGATATTTGCTTCCTAATGTGGATAAACAGTGTAAAGCAAATATACATTCAACAACAACAGAATGTATTATATAACCAGCTAGTCTTTGTTTGACTATTTAATCAAATGAAGGCAACATTTCTAAATTGCGGGAATATCCTTATAGCTTTTTCTACTACTTCACTATGTGAAAACATTTTGAATACCCAGGGTAATGACCTAGGGCATAGTAATAACGAAAAAGATTGGATAATCTGCAGCCAAGCTCCTACGTGCGCTAATGCAAGCATATGGAGAAGGTTCAGAGACTATAATGGAATGGGTTTGAGAAAGTTAGCAACTTTCAATGATAACTTAAGGGATAGTCCAAGCTCGAATAGAAATATTTGAGATTAGGCCTGGGGCGGCTTAGCTTATTCCAATTAAAGTAAGTGAAATATAATATTTCACATAAATATAATTAAAAAATTGATTTAAAAACATTCATACTAATTAAATTATAATATTAATATGAATTACAATCTTAACTATAACTATGATAAGCATTTGGGATGTGGAATTATTAAATTTAATGAACACCCCCTTTTATTAGATTTTGAAGATTTATTTGAAATAATTAATTTTCAAAAAAATTTTATATATTATGATGAAAACAAGGCGTATCCTTATTATTTAAGACACAATCAAAAGATATCATTTTTAGATTTTATTTATAAATTTGATAATTCAAACATTACATATACTTTTAAAAACAACAATAATTTTGATATTAGAAGAAACAATGTTGTCTACTATCATATATATGATAGTATTATTCGTAATGAATATAATGTAATACAATATATAACTGGGCATTATAGTTTAATGGGAAAAGATGCGTATGTAATGAAAAACCCTTTGTGGAAAATTAATGAAAATGGTAAGGATTATTTATTGATGTATTGTGAAAAAGATACTATTTGTAAATTATGTGAAACATCTTATAAAAAAATATCAGATTTTGAACTTTTACACAATAATGGAGAAAAATTAACTTTTGGGAAAGGTGCGAATGGTTATATTTTAACCCATTTAAACAATAGTGGAATAAGTATGCATCAAATTATTACTGGGTGTTATGGAAATGGAAAAGGAACAAAAAATGTTAGCGTTGATCATATAGACCAAAACCCATCAAATAATACTTGGGATAATTTAAGAATTGCTACAAGAGAAGAACAAGAACAAAATTCAAA